GGTGAGGATCATAGAGTGGTTCGTAGAATTCTTTATAGTCCCATCCTTCACCCTCGATCTGTTTACTACCCTCTTCGCTTTTAATAGCGTATCGGTTGAGAGCGGATGCTTTGATTAAGTCCCAGTCTCCGTCGCTTTTTGTAACGATAAATGCGTCTGGACTTTTTTTACTCATACTTTAACCTTCCTTCTTCGTCGTTCCCAGTGCCTTGCAGATCCTGTAAGTGTATCAGTGATGTTATCTTCTCCACCTTCTTCTCCTGTAAATTCAATTAATTCATATACAATCTTCTTAATCTCGGATGTACTCAGGGAATCGGTGTCAAATAGTAATCTACCGGTTTCAGCCATCACTTCCAGGTCAAAGCTCCTATCAAGTTTGCTGTCTTTGACTTTATCAGCCTGGATTTTAGGGTAGCCTTTGAGTTTCCGGTTTCTTCTGAATTTGGTTATCAGTAATTTTGCCATACTGCCAGGTTCTTGCTCTACCATTCTTTTGCAGCTTTTTCCGTCCTTGATTGTTATCTTCTCGAATCGGTTAAGCACCTGGTTAGAACTGTATTTTCCATGGAGTAATCCTCTTACAACCATTTCATTCAGATTAATAGCTGCTCCCTCTATCATCCTGGTTGTCTGGTAGTAACCGGTTTTAGTGGCTGCTAGATTATCCCCCTCCTCTCCACTGGCTGCAAAATCCCAGTACCTGAGTTCATTTAGAGGGTCTGGTAACTTTTGAGAATTAGTTAGAATACTACCAAGGATTTCTCCTCTTTCATCCAGGAACCATTCCCGTTTAAAGATTTTTCCTTCTCTTTCACGTGGATTGCCCTGGTAGATTGCCTCAAATCGGAAAGAACCCATGGCTTTCTGTATCTTCCGTAGTTCTTCTTCATCTTTGATTTGAGGACAAAGAGCTTCCCCTTCACTTCGACCCAGGATGTCATTTTCCTCTGCTAGGGCGGGTAGGTTAAGGACTACCCATGTCCCAGGTTCAATTGATCCTCCACCTCGGAGTATTTCCAGAGCTTCACTGGCATCAATATGTGGTTCTCCAGGGTCCTCATCACCATAACCATTAAGTATCTGGCCGGCCAGGTCCTTTGTTCCCAGTCTTTGGGCAATATAGATTATCCAGGGATTACGGCCTGTATCCATGTCTTTATCAAGTCGTGTAGTTCCCTCAGTGTAAAACCAGTCATTCAATTCGAGTTGATGAGCTTTACTATTAACCTTCTTAAATCCTTTAGATGGATCGTCTATTATCAGGCCATTAGCGCCTTCACCAAGAATACCAGTGCCAATACCGGCAGTAAATAACCCGCCGTCATGGTCTTTTATATCCCATCTGTAACTGGCGTTGCTGGATTTGTCGAGTTCAACTTGGTTAGGTTCAATAATTCTTTTAAGCTCGCCATTTTCGTCTTTATATCCAATTTCTTTGACAAATAAGCGTTTACCATGCTTTTCCAGTAATTGTTTGGTGATACGGCCCCATTTCGCTGAAAAGGTGGCATCCCTCGTGGCGAGTATGACACGTAGATCCGGGAAAGATCCGAGAAACCAGGCAAGAAAATATTTAGATATTAACCATGATTTTCCATGCCTTGGAGGCATGAAAACCATCAAACGATTCAGGCGACCCTGAACCAAATACATCAATAATTCAATAACCACTACCAGGTGCTTAAAAGCCCTCCACCGACCATTACTAGCTTCCAGGGCAAACGTGCCAGGGCCAAGGGGAAATCTTTCATCAATCGGTGATTCCCTGGGCTCTGCCGACGTCATTTAAAACACGTTTTTCATGTTCAATATGCTCATCACTACAAATCAAAGACATCGTTACACTATACCGGCCTTCAATTTTGCCTTGTATCTGTTGAATATTAGTAATTTCACCCTGCAGAATCAAGGCACCATCCATCACTAACTTTAAGTCGCGGACATTCTCAATTTTAATATTAAAATTATTTTTCAAATCATCAAGCAACTTATGATAAAATGAGAGGTACTTTGTTTTATTGTCTATTATGGTGCTGTTAGTGTTTTGTTGTATGTTTTGATTTATTTCTGTAGCTCTTATGGCTTCTTTGTCGTCCCAGTTGAAGTTTTTCTTCCACTCGAATATGGTCGATTTACTCCGGTCAAACTCTGATGCTACTCCAGTTACACTATCGGTTTTATTTTTACCATTTTGTCTTGAGGTGAAGTAAACTTCGAATGCATCTAGGTGTATTTGTTCCTCTTCCATAAGATTCCAACTCTTAAAAAAGTAATACTTATTATGAATTTTTAATTAACTCTGCTTTATTACCAGTGAACTCTTCCCATCGTTTTATAATGACATCACAGTAATGAGGGTCAATCTCCATCATAAAACAGTTACGCTCCAACTGTTCACATGCAATTAAAGTACTACCTGACCCTCCAAAGGGATCCAGGACGTTTTCATCTTTAAGAGTGCTATTTAAAAGAGCGTTAGAAATCAATTCTATTGGTTTCATGGTGGGATGGAGTTTATTTTCCTTATTTTTTCCTATATGCCATACTGATTTTGTAAATGAACCTTCACCATAAAATCTGTGGGTTTTTTTCCATCCATATAGTATAGGTTCGTGTTGATAATCGTAGTCGAGCCTTCCCATTGAGAATACAGGGCTATTTTTTACCCAGATTAATTCATGCTTTAATTGCCAGTTTTCTTTCATCATCATCATCATCATCATCATGTGATCCCCACCTTGTGGGGCTGTGATGTAAAAAGAACATTTATCACTGGCTACTTCATGCATGTTTTTAAAAGAAGGTTTCCATATTTTAGATGCTATTTCATCAACAGAAAGGTCATCATTAGTTATTTTAGTATAATCTTTATTTTTGAAGATTTCTTTAGTCTTCTTTTCATAATTCACAGAGTATGGGGGATCTGTAAATATTAAATCAATCTGCCCCCCCCCCATAAGGAGTTTTACGTCTTCTATATTGGTGCTGTCTCCGCACATCAGGCGGTGTCTTCCGAGTTTCCAGATGTTACGTTTTTTTGCTACTGGCTCTTCATTCTTTAAATCATCAGGATTAAAATCATCTTCAGTTATTTCTTTTTTGTTGGTGGCTTGTGTTTCTATTGTTTTTAGTTCAACATCATCAAAGCCAGTTAGTTCTACATCGAATCCTTGTAATTCTATGTTCTCATTTAGTGTTTGCAGTTGTCCATAATTCCAATCTGATTCATCGGTTAATTTGTTGTCGGCGACCATATATGCAAGTGCTTCAGGACTGTCATGTTTCCATTGCATCCTACGATATGGAACTTCTGTTAATTTTAGTTCATCTTTTGCTGCTAAGTATGCTCCATGACCTGCAAGGATGTAATTATCTGATGAGATTATTATGGGTCTTCCCCAGTCCAGTTCCTTGATGGATCTGGCAATCTTTTTTATCTGTTCCTCTGTATGCTCACGTGGGTTGTCCGGATGTGGTTGTAGTTTGGATATTTCAATCCAAGGGGTGGTATCTTTCATCAGTGAGACCTCTTTTATTTGAGTAGTGTTGTTATTGGTTACTATGAAAAATAAACATCATTGTAAGCTTCTAATTAGGATATAAACCATAACAGAGAATATTCCGCCTAATAGTCCGGTGAGGACTATGTTTAGCCATGATAGGCGGCTGAGTGTTTGTTCTATTTTGTCTACTCGGTCGTCTAGTTCTTTCAGTTTTTCACCGTCGTCTTTTATTTTGCCGTTGCGGTGTTTGTCGTTGATTTTCTTTGCTAGTAGTGCTTTGCTGATTTTGTTGAATTGTTCGCTGCCTTCTCCTAGTTTTGTGTTGATTTCCTGTATTTCGTTGTAGAGTTTTTTGTCTCTTGTTTCTAGTAGTGTGTATAGTTTGGTGAAGTCTTCTTCGTGTATACAGTCGTGTTGTTCTTTTTCCATCCGTCCCGCCCCTCTCTAAATGTTTTATTCTTCTGTGTTGTTTAGGTCGCCTTTTTGTAGTCCTAGTTCTTTGATGAACTCTCTTAGTGCTATGAAGAATATTACCCCGATCACACTAGCTATTGAGCCGTATTCTCCTAGTAAGGCTGTTATTTGTGGTTCTGCTCCTGCTATTCCTATTACGCTTGCGAGTAGTAGGGCTGATATTATTCTTTCTTTGTTTGGTATTGCTGCCATGTTCTAATCATCTCCTTAAAAATTGTTTAGTAATATACCGCCTACACACCTTTCCATAAAGGTGCATCAAAAAAAATATGAAAATTAAAATTCTGTTAATAATAATCCATTATCATTTTGCTGGTATGTCAAGAGTTGCCTGGCCATTAAACCCATTCAATGTTTTCTGTTTCCTTGCCTCTAATTGTAGTTCTTGTACTGTTGCCATCCTGTCTTTAATTATTTGACAGTATTCTGGTTCCTTCTCTATAAGGATACTATTCCGTCCAGTGTTCTCACAAGCAACACCAGTCGTACCACTACCAGCACAATTATCAAGTACAAGTTCACCTTCATTGGTATAAGTTTTAATCAAATATTCAAAAAGAGCCACTGGTTTTTGGGTTGGGTGTAAACGATTATTTTGGTTTGCATTTGATATTTTAATAATTGATTTAGGGTATTTTAATCCATTATTTGAATGTTGCCTATATTTTTCAGTTCCTCCAAAAGCGTCACCATTTTTAGCAATTCTGGGGGGATCAATGCGTAATTCTGTTTTTTCCATAATAGGATAATATTTTGGGGAAAATCCAAATATTAAAACATCCTCATGTTTTTTTAATGGAGAAATATGGCAGTGCAATGCCGATGAGGGTTTCTTTTTATCCCATATCCAACAATACTTAAACATCTCATAATTACTACTAATCAAACGAGTTGTGAATGGCTGTGATGCTGTTAATACAATAGCACCATTATCTTTAATTATCCGTTTATACTCAAACCATAATTTATCTAATGGTAATGGGGTATCCCACCGACAACTGGTCACCCCGTAAGGAAGATCGCAAATGACCATATCAATAGATTTATCATCTATTTCTGGGAAGAAATCAAAACAGTTTCCTTCGTATAATTTCCAAGCCATAAAAAATCACTCATTAATCGTTAATAAAACAGGGATTAATTCTTTTGTTAAGCCCTGTGAGTTTAAATACAGTCTTCTAGAAGAATTAAGGTTTTTTTTGAGGGGGGAGAATATTTGAGGTAAAAATAGGGCTGAATATGGATGTTCACCAGGTGCAGTGGTGATACGGTTTCTCCCCTCAAAGTTTTTTTGCATGTAAGGAGGTGCAAAAAATGGTTTTGTCATAGGATAGATGACTGTGAAAAAATATTATTTTGTATGTGCTCTATGATAAGAATAACTTCCAACGCCCAAATAGTTATCATGCCATGCGTATTTAACCCCATACTGATAAGGGCCTGCTAATACAAGTCCACATTTACAATAAGTTTCGTGTCGATCAATGTCTTCATAAAATTCAGTACTACCACATTCAGGACACTGGTTATAAACAAGTGCAGGTAAGTCTTTAACAGTCTTTATCTTATTATACGCAACTGTAATCGGGTTTCCATAGATTTCCAAGTGTTGATTTTTTATACAGGCTCTTTTTATTCCTTTACGTTCTAATTTTCCATCGCATTCGGGGCAGATGCCTTTGAGAACCCGGCGTAGCCATTCCTTATCATATATATATTCAGTCCTCTTTTTTTCCTGTACTGGTAATGGTCCTTGAGGCATAACTACATCAGAAATTTTTGATAAAGACAACATCGTTAAAATTTTGACTTTTTTAAAGTCCTTCTTACTTTCTCTGTAGGACACAGTGGGGATAGGTACTCATCAGTTTGGAACATACCTGCAAGGCGGGTTAAAATCACTGCATATTTAGATAGGGTTAGTTTATTCTCTTTACATATACTATATCGGTTTATATGGTGTATATTACAATTATCTTGGTAGTAGCATTTGACGTAGAAGGCTATGGCGGTTATTATGGTTTCCCATTTACACTTTTTACACAGGTTATTTAGTTTATCAATATTAATCACAATATGTCTTATTCTTTCTTTATGTACTTTTGTGAGTCCTAATTCATTTGAAACATAATTAACATATTCTAATCTTTCGTAGAGTCTTCTTTCTTCTCTACTTGTTGGTGCTGTGGCTGGTGCTTCCTCTTCCTTACTGTTCCCGTAAAGTTTAAGTAGCATGTCTATGGGTCTGCCAGGGTCTTCATTAATATTAATCATAAAGTCCCCTCCAAAGCAGGTAATTAGAAAAGATTTTAACCCAGTATTTACGATTCCAGTTAGTTTTAGTGTGATGGTGTTTACATAATGTTATTAGATTGGTAGGATCAACGTTCTGTTTGTTGTAATCAATATGGTGGACTGCTAAATTGTAATTGGTATCACATAGTTGGCATTTACTGTTATCTCTCTGTATTATTTGTCGTTTCAAAACAGAGTTAAATTCAGGTGGATATTCCTCATCTGCTATTCCTTTGTAGTAATATGGTGTTTCCTTTTCTATTGCACAGTTAATATCACAATATTGCATGTTGCTTATTTTAAAATAGGATAATCTTTTTTTTCCAAATCCAAGGGATTCCAGGTAGTTATAATTTTCTTCAGTTATTATTCTTTTACGGTGCTTCTTAAGGATTTTATCACAGTTAGTGCATTTAGTAGCGTGATTGTCAAAAAAACAATTTAAACATAGAGAATATTCTTTTTTTGCATGGAATGTCTTTCCACACCGTTCACATTTTTGATGTCTTAAAAAATCCTGGTAACACATACTGCATAACAAATCATTAAGATTATAATTTTTATGTACTGGAAAAATCAACCCACATTTACTGCATTTTCCACTAATATGTTCTGGAGAATCTGTTTTATAACAATAATAAGAGCAGTATTCTTTTTTCCAAGGTTTCCTATATAATTCAAGGTAATTACCAGTTACAGTAAATCTTTTATTACAATTGGGGTTTTTACAACTTTGCTGGGATTCAAAATACTTAATAAACCTTTTACACCATTTTATAATATCCGTACAATGTCTACACATCTTTTTTCTTTGGTGTGGTGCTTTTGGAAAAATTTCCCCACAAAGTTCACATTTAAATATTTCTGGTTGAATTGCCACGTATTCCGAATTCGTCGTATGGACCACCTCCAAACTACATATAATTATTTATTTTTTTGTATTTTATAATATAAATACTTTTCACTACTTGTTTTTAAGATTGATTGAATATTATGCCACGTTTACCTATAAAGAAGCCATAATATTCAATGGTTTGGGTGTTTTGGTTTGAATATTTCCCCACAAATTGGACATTCGCGCTCTTTCGTTTAAACCGCCCCTTTATTCTCCTAATACTATCTTTTTTTCTTTTTTAAGCCAAGCCCGGTACCGTATTTCACGAACCATTTCCCCTTATTCAATTACCTTTTCAAAGAACACAGCCAAAACAACAGTATCTTCATCAATATCAGGATAAGCAATACTTAAAATGTCTAAAGCTTCCTCACGTGTCCGACTATCAGTATCTTCCTTTAAAAATTCATCAGAAATATTACATATTTTTTCAACATGAACCCCAATACATCGTGCCTTAAAAATCTTATTAGGGGTTAAAATTTTGTAAATATCTCCTTCCACATATTTGTGTTTTTTATTTCCACTTTTAGCACGTCTAAGTGTTGCAAATTTTTGTCTATCTAATTTAGTATAATCCCAGTTAAATCTAACAACTTTCAATTTTTCAACCATTCCACATTCACCTCTTTGAAACTTTGAAACTTTTATGAAAAGCCGGTTGCACCGGCAACAGAAAGCTCTGCTTTCTGCCAGTTTCATCAAAATTTACACTTTTATTTCACATTTAAACCTGAAACGACAATCACTACAACCCTCCAGGTCTGAAAAGTTGCATTCTATCACATCAGGAAATTCAATGTCCTCCAGTTTTGTATGTATCCAGTCAATGTCCTTGTCTAAAAATAGATATTCTACCTTTCGGAGTTTGCAGTTGATTTCACTATTCACTCCAAGATAACCATCCAGGTAGTTCGGTTCATCCCAAGGGTACGGTGGTTGTAAGGGTAGGTATTTTTCGCCCGGAAATTCCCCTGGTAGGTTATGTTTTTCCCAAGTGGTTTTGAGTTTATAGTAACGGATCCACCATTGACGCTCACGATAATTCATGTCCTTTAAAAAAGGTATTCTTTCGTATAATGTCTTGAATTTCTGTTTTCGAAGCTTTTTCCGCTTTTCTTTAAGGGTTTTAGTGATTATAATTCCCCCTTCAAGATACATGTATCATGAGCGACATGGACGCCACTAGTCATTTTCGCGCATATCCTGTCGTATTTAGGTAAAAGGGGCATTTTCATATTTTGGATGGGGGTGTTTCTCTGCCCCTTGCAGGGAGAAAGAAATGGACAAACATTTGTTTTTGGGGTATATAAAGGGCGTCCTGTAACGCTGTCGTTCATGTCGTTCATGTCGCTGTTGTCGTATGTGTCGTTGATGTCGTTCATGTTTTACTCATCCTCCCAGGCAGGTACTTTAACATCCGGATCATGAAGTAAAACATTCAACCCATCAGTTAAAGCGTCCTCTTCAATAAAAAACAAAGCAGAATCCCCTAATTCCCATTTAATAAGTTCTTTCTGATCATCTTTAAGGGTTAATAAATCCCTTTGCATATCTGAAAGAAACTTTTCACTTAACCCGTAAACGTTACTGCTGCCTTGTTTCTGAACTACTTTAATAAATCCTGCATTGTTTAATTCTCCAAAATACCGTTGAACGCTTCTCTTCTGAAGTTTTGTATTTGATAATTCAAAATAATCATTTGTGGTAAATACTCCCATCTCTGAAATCTTACCATCATTTATCCAATCATCTACGTTTGCTCGAAGGTCGTTCAGAATTTCAGCGGCCTTGGGGCTGATATTAACGCTTATGCTTTCATGATATGCTTCAAGTAAACTAATGAATATTTGAATATCATCAAGACTTGTAAATAAAACAAATTCCCCATCAAGTTCAAATAATTGACGGTTAAATGAATTGAAAGCAGTTATGGTCTTTAAAATAGCGTTGTACTTATCAAAATCCCTTTTAAAAAATTCACTTTCCCCTAGGAATGCAATTATGCTAGAGGTATAAGGGTTGATAATTGTAATCTCTTCAACCTTTTCACGTAGTGCATATACCATATATTGAACGATCTCCGATTCTTTTTCATAGTGTTTCAGTTGCTTGTAGGTACGACCTAATTTAAGTTCAAGAACCTGTTTGAAACTATTAAATATTCGTCGATTATCCATCCTGGGGGTAATGAAAATTGATCGGCTCATCTCTTGATCATCAAACTCAAAACCTGGAACGGTGGTATAAGTGAGTGCTGGTTTACCTCGAAGCGTTAAATCAATAGGAACCCATCCCTCATCTCTGGTGGGAATATTTAAGGGTTTATTTATAAAACCATCACTCTGAAGTTCTTTAAGTAAGTTTTTGGATTCCATGATGAAGTCTTGACTATTACGCCCTCCAAGGTCCCCATAATTCACAATGCAACCATCGTAATACCAAGGGTCTTCTTTAGCACGGTTAAACATCGCCGCCTCTGTAACGCTTTTTTCGTGTCGTATAAATTCATCAGGAATAAGGCGCATTGCGACCTCTTCAATGTGAGTTTTACCGCTGGCACCTTCCCCTAATCCTATAACACTAATTGGGTTCTTTAGAATTACCTGACTTGCATAAGCAATAAAAGTAAGCATTATGTTAGTTCGTTCACCTGCGGTAAGCCATGACACCAGGGAAGAAATATAGATAAGTGGATGTCTTTTGTTTTTCAGGATCTCCGTTGCATCATAAATTTTATTTTGAAGTTCCTCTTCCTTTTCGGTTTTTTTAGCTTTTTCCTTTGTCCTTTTTTCAATTACTTGATTATCATAACTTTCTTGTAGTGTTTTTTTGTATTCGTTAAATTCCTCTTCTATTTTTTTCTTTGAATACTCGTAATTAGGGTCTAAATGTTTTCGTATCTCTTTTCCTACTTTTGTATAGAGAGATAACATGAAAGGTTCGTCGTTAAGGTCTTTAAAGGCATAATTACCCCTTGGATCTTTGATTATGTATAGTGCCATCGTGCCGTCTGGAGCAACTTCAATGGTATAGTTATCTGAAAAACAAAAGACATGTATGTCTTCTTTTGTTTCAGTTCCTTCTTGTAGATCTTCATTAGAGATTAAAGAGTTCACCCCCTCCCTATTTTTTTAAAGAAGTAAAATAGAAGGGAGTTTACCCTTTAAGTGCTTCTTTAACCTTATCAATTTCTGCTTTGGTGATTTTGCTGTCACCGAGTAGGTCCTGACAGGCCTCTACGACTTGGTTTTTGGTGGTGGGTGTGTCTTCTGCTAGGTGTAGCCATTTATCTAACTCGTCATTGATTCCCAGGAGTGGTTTTAAGTCAATAGGGGACATGTCTACTGTTTCGGCTTCATCTTCCTGTTTGGTTTTTTTGGGAGGACTGGGTTTCTTTTTTTCTTTGAAGTCTGCGTCTACTGCGTTGTTTATTATATCATCAACAGCTTCCTCATCAGATGCCCTGGCACGTGCTGGTTTCTTTTTACTCTGCGCTGGAGCTGGTTTACGACCATTACCCATTATCATTTCTTCAGCAGGAGTACCCGATATGCCCTTGAGAGCTACGAAACCACGAAGGATATTAGCAAGTGCCTTACTACCAGCCCGGGTTTGAGCCATAGATGCAAGTTGAAAGAAAGGTTTATTTATCCAGTTCTTTTCATTACTCATACAATAGGCAGTAGCACCGCCAACCTTTCTCCCAGTTTTGATGTTAATCACACTTGCTTTCGCTTTAAAGCCCTTAACACCAAACACCTCAACAGGTTCTGCTTCATCACTTGTATCAACATCTACACCATAGAATTGACCGAGTAAAACCCAATCATCGAACTCTATATGCCGTTTACCGTTAATCATGACCTTATCTGGCTTTTCGTCAAGGATTTTCATTAAGTGTGTTACGGCCTTTAAACCGTTTGTTGTTACGGTTTCGGGCTTTTGTACGGGTTCTAAGGTCATAGGTACCTGTGATTCTTCTATTACTTCACTCATCTTTAATCATCTTCCCACTTTTGCAGTTTATACAGGTGTGGTGCTGAAAATGTAGGGTCTTCCGGCTCTTCACCCTGTCCAAGGTATTCAACGCGTATTATATCCTGTTCCTTAAGCTCTAACTTACTAATTTGCCTTGATAAGTGAGCGTGCTGGCTGGTTATCCATATTCCACCTTCACTATCCCGTACTTTTAAAAAGAATTTCCCGTATTGTCCTTTTTTCGGATCTTCTATGAGTGTTCCTTCGAGTGTTCTTTCGTCTGGTTCGTAGTTCCATGGTTCCCAGAATTCGCCCTCGTATTCTCCACCGGTGTTGTTTTCATCTATTCCGCTGTCTTTCCATGCCATTTCATATCACCTTTATCGTTTCTTCCGGGCTTTTAAAAGCCGGTTTGTCGTTTTCTTCACATTCACACGGTACGGTTGGTCGGTTGTTGATTTCCGCAAACACAAGCCGGTTTTGATAATCACGTTTCAGTTTTTTCATATCAATTGCAGCT